ACAGGATTTGGACAAGGATCTAGAAATAATGCTTTGTTTAATATAGCTGTATACTACAAACAATCTGAACCAGATACTTGGGAAGATAAAATTGTAGAAGCAAATTTAAAATATATGGACCCACCATTAAGTAATAATGAGGTTCAACAATTAATTAAATCTGTAAATAGAAAAGGTTATGACAAATATAGATGCAAGGATGCACCAATAAACGCTGTATGTCAATCAGGATTATGCAGAACAAAAAGATTTGGTGTAGGATTTGGTGAGGAAGAAATGCCAGTCCTTGGAAGTTTAACTAAATATACTTCTAATCCTCCTCAATGGTTTTTAAATGTAGATAAAACTAGAATAGAATTAAAATCAGAACAACTTTATAATCCAGGTATGTTTGCACTAGCGTGTTTAGATCAAGCAAATAAAATTGTACCTGTACCAAAACCAAAAGATTGGAAACAACATTTTTTAAAACCTATGATGTCTAATCTACAAGAGGTAGAGCCATTAGAATCTTTGGACCCAATCAATGAGTTAACAGGACTTTTACAAGACTGGACTACAAACAGACAATCAGCAAGAACTAAAGACGATATATTTAATAAATTACCATACACAGAAGATGGCTTTACATATTTTAGAATGGAAGACTTTTATGCATTCTTAAAAAAAAATAATTGGGACATGGATAAAATTAAAACAGGTAACTTAATTAAAAGACTAGAAGATATATTTGTAGAGGAAACAAGAATAAGAGTTAAGAATCAACAACCAAGAGTTATTAAAATTAAAACAATGAAAAAAATAGAAGCCAGTGTGTCTTCAGTTAAATATCAAGAAGATGCATTTTAATGAAAACAATAATATTAGGACCACCTGGAACAGGTAAAACAACCACATTATTAAATTTAGTAGATGAGTTTATTCAAGATGGCATAAGACCAAAACAAATAGGTTACTTTTCATTTACAAAAAAAGCTGCAAACGAAGCAGCTGACAGAGCTGCAGAAAAATTTGGATTAGATAAAGAAAACGATCTACCATTTTTTAGAACTTTACATTCATACGCATTTAATCAACTAGGTATGTCCAAAGAAAAAATGATGAAGACAGAGGATTACAGAGAATTTGGACAGAAATGTGGCATACCAATTAAGACAGCAAAGTATTCAAACGAAGACGGAACTTTTAATTCAGACAATGAGTATCTTACAATCATAAATACAGCGCGTGTAAAACGTATGGATTTACTTGACTATTATGACTCCAGGCAAAACATGTTAGACATTGAACGCAATACGTTGTATTTATTAGCTGAGGAGTTAAATAAATTTAAAAGAGAAAAAGGTTTGAGAGATTTTACAGATTTACTAGAAAATTTTATTGATGGTGATGTCCATAACAAATTTAAAGTTTTGTTTATAGACGAAGCTCAAGACTTGTCTTTATTACAATGGGATATGGTAAGAAAGATATGGAGTCGTGCAGAGAAAACTTACATTGCAGGTGATGACGACCAAGCAATATTTAAATGGGCTGGTGCAGATGTAGATCATTTTATTGCACTCAAAGAAGAAGTTGATGATATACAAACGTTAAATCAATCCTATCGTATACCTGGAGGGCCTATACACGAACTCTCACAAAACATAATTAACAAAGTACAAAATAGATTTGATAAAGATTACAAACCTAGATTAGAACAAGGAATTCTAAAAAGATACTCTGATCCAACACAAGTAGATATGTCATCAGGTAATTGGCTGGTGTTATCATCAGCCAATTATTTTTTAGATGACGTCAAAGAATTATGTCAGATTCGTGGTTGGTATTATCAGTACAAAGGTATGAACTCCATACCTTTAAAACTATTGTTAGCACTAAACAATTGGGAGTCATGGCGTAAAGGTGAACTACTAAATGCATTAGAAATAAAAAACATATACGAATACCTTGGAGACAATGTCATGCCTGGATTTCAAAAAGGTAAAACACTACATTCTGATGTAAAATACAAAATAGAAGAATGTAAAAAAGATCACGGACTAATGACAGACAAAGTTTGGTTTGAAGCTTTTGAAGGTCTTGATCCTATTACAGAAAATTATATTCGTAATATGCGAGCCAATGGCGAACAAATAAATAAAAATCCAAGAATTATAATGTCAACAATACACGGAGCTAAAGGTGGGGAGGCCGATAAAGTTTTACTAATGCAAGATTTAACAAACGCAGCGTTAGAAACTTTCAGTCATGACCCAGACGAATTACACAGGTTATTTTACACTGGAGCGACGCGCGCGAAGCGTGAGTTGCATATTGTAGATCCTAAAAATTTTGATAGGGCATATATAATATGAAAACAGGAGTTACAAAAAAAGAAAATGATTGTTTAGGAACTATTAATGAATGCAGAGCGATTATAGAATTTTTAGCAAATGGTTGTGAAGTATTTAAAAATGTAAGACAACATGGTTGTGTAGATATCGTTGTTATACATCCTGATGGGACGATAGAAAAATTAGACGTAAAAACTAGGTGTGAAAGAAAAAGAGATGGATCTCCTATTCATCGTTCAAGAACAGATAAACAAAAAGAATGGGATGTTAGATTATATTATATAGATGAAAATCACATAGGACACTATCATCCACCGAAAGGAATATATGAAAAATAAAGTATGGGACAAGCAGCACGGCGGAAGTCATTATCAAAAGTATGTCATTCAGCCAAGTAAGTTTGTAGTAGAAAATAAACTTTTATATCCTGAAGGATGTGCTATAAAATATATTATAAGGCATCAAGATAAGG